TGCCGATACAAACACTTATTTGGCTAACTCAGGGCTGGTGTATGTCGCTAGCGCAAATGTTGGGTCAGGTGTTTCTAGTGTCACAATCACAAATTGTTTCAACGCAACTTATGACGCCTATGAGGTCATTTTAAGCAATGTTGATTGTTCCGCTGGAACATCTGCTTTCACCGTGCAACTTGTAGACAGCGGAGGAACACCTGCTACAACAAACTACAAAAGCACAGGCTTTTACATGACTTATGTTTCAACAACGCTAAATGGCATCAATGGCACGGCTTGGGAAGCGTCGTTATCTTCAACAAACTTTGGTGGGAAAATTAGCATTTTTAACCCGTTTCTGGCGGTTGCTAGTTATTACAACAACACAACTCCAGACGACACATACTTGCGCGTATATGGCGGTATTCATACAACGGCTACTTCTTATCCATCGTTAAAATTGACCCCCAATGCTGGCACATTGACTGGTGGCAATATTGTTGTTTACGGGTATCGAAAGGGCTAGACCATGACACGACCAAACATACAAATAGACGACGAAGTGAGAGAAATGACCGATGAAGAATACGAGGCTTACTGTGAAGAACAAAAACAATACGGCGCTAGCGCTGGCATTGGCGATTAGTTTTGTTTTGACCGCATGCGCCGATCGTGAGCGTCTACATTGCGCGCCAACTAAAAACAAATCACTAAGCGCAATAACCGAAACAACAACAGAAACAACAACAGCACCCCGCTACGCAGAAGGTGGCAAATGCCGATGAAACCTGACAACAGACACAGCAACGAAGAAATAAAAGCCCGTATCGTAATGATCGTGGCAATAGGCCTAACGCTTTCGTTTGTCGGCTCGGTATTTACGATTTTGTACGGTTTGCTATTTGTTACGCAACCCGAAAAAATGGCCGAATTAGACGCTGCCCAAATATCGGTGCTTTCGTCTATGTTGCTTACACTTTCGGGCGGCCTTATTGGCTTGCTAGCTGGTAACGGCCTTAAAGACAAACAACCACCACCGCCGACACCATGAGCAACCGCGCGTACCCATACTGGCCCGCATACGACGGCGGTAAAGAAACACCGGGAATACTTAAACTGCTCGATTTAATGTCACGACGATGGGCCACCAAATCGCTAGGCACCTATGCAAATCGCAATATGCGTAACGATTCACAGCCGCCGCAACTATCCGTACATGCCACCGGGGCCGCATTAGACGCCCAATATCGAGACGAGGCGCAAGCCCGCATAATTTGGGATTGGTTTTTAGGCAGTTCAATTATTGACGGTAAGACGGTGCAACATTCAGAACGTCTCGGTTTAGTCGAGCTGCATTGGTACGCCTACGGTGATTACGGTTGCGGCTGGCGCTGTTCGCGTGGCGAGGGTAAAGCCGGGGTAAAGATTTTCACGGCCACAGACAACGCCGGCAGTTTTTCAGGATCGCCCAAATGGCACCACATAGAATTATCTAAAGAAATGGCCGCCGACGCCGCCAAATTTGAGGCAGCGTGGCGCAGTTTGCCTAAACCGTAAGGGTTTTAGAGCATTGCCAACACACGGCTAGCGCGTTTCGCTAGGGTTTTCAACACCCGACGAAAGGCTAGAACCATGCCCAAAATACTTTTACTACCACTACTGCTATGTACGTTTGCGGTGCCAGCTCGAGCAACCGCCGCACCGGTCAAAGATTGCCCGCAGTACCACAAGCAATTAACGGCCTACGGCTTGCCGCCTAAAATCTTTGGCCCGATCATGTGGCGCGAATCACGCTGCAACCCCGCCAGCCGTTCCGTAGAGCGCCGTAACGGCACTAGAGACTTAGGGGCGCTACAGATAAACAGCAGTTGGCGTACCGTAACTATGCAGACATGCCATGTAGGGCGCGTACACGCGTTTACAGCGCTGTTAAAGCTCGAGTGCAACCTAAAGGTAGCGGCCGTGTTATACAACGGCGGTAAAGGCTTAGGCAACTGGCGCGCAACGTCCGGTAAATGACACACGCATTATTCATAATCTGTTATGGTACTTTCACCATTCCCGACGAGAGGTAACCCGACCAATGACAAACCATAAACCCGGCTGGCAAATTGCTAGCCAATACAAACCGCTAACACTCTTAGCGCGTGACCTACGCAAGCATGCACAAACCCACGCTTTCGACGACGGCCAACTAGTAGCCGACCTTTTAGCAGCTGCTAATAATCTCGACGTATTCGCTTTAGATCTCGAGCGCCGCATAAATGAGGCGGGACTATGAACGATCAGCCCACACTATTTGACCGGATAGTAATTGACACGCCACCAAATGAGGCTGCAATAGCCGACGCAATGCGTACAGCCATAGAGCGCTACAGGGCCGAACGGCCACCACTAGAGCGCAACCACACAGTACCGGGCAAAAACCCCGTAAGCCATGACGCAGCGCGTAGGGCTTTTGGGCGTTCCGGCAATGCGCGCGAACGTATTTACAACGTCATAAAAGCACACCCGGAAGGCTTGACCGTTCACGAATTACGCCAACTAATAACGATGCATTTCCACACCGTCGCAGCGCGTGTAAGCGATTTAAACCTAGAAGGCTGGTTAGTAGACAGCGGCCGACGACGCGCAACCGACACGGGCGCTATGGCTACCGTATGGGTGGTCGCAAGTGAGTAACTTTCAGTTTTTCGTAACTATGTTTTTCGGCTGGACATGCCACGCGTTTTACGCCGCAATGGTACGCATGAACCGCGAGATAGAACAAGACAAAATACGCAACAACAGAGATAGGTATTACCGATGAGCGACAGCTACGAAGATGTACCGCTAAAAATCGAGTGGGCTAAAGATTTCGACCGTTCCTATATGGAAAAACAAATAGAGTTTTACCGTTTTTGGGCTGACTTTATGGCCGAATGTATAAACGCAAGTACGCCACAATTTTACGAGCTAGGGCTAGGGCCGTTTCATAGTGTGATAGACGCCGGGCAGGCATACCGCGAAAGACGCGCCGCTAATGAGTTTTGACCTATCCGAATATGTAGACGTGAAACATCGCCTAAACCTTGCTTTACATAAACACCCCGATTTACGCATAGTTGAGGACGCCCCCGAACTAATCACAATTGGCGAGCGCGTCTACATTCAATGCGCCGTTACTGTCTTTAGATCCGCAGACGACCTACTACCCGGGCGCGCCTACTGTTGGGAAGTATGGCCCGGACGTACACCGTTTACTAAAGAGTCGGAACAGCAAAACGGGGCCACGTCTGCATTGGGGCGCTGTCTCGGTTATATGGGTTTCGGTATCGACACCGGCATAGCGTCGGCTAACGAGGTGCGCACAGCACAAGCCAATAACCACCCGTCAATCAACGAGCGCGCGGCCGTAGGATCTCGAGCAACAGCAGCGCCAGCCTCGCCACATTTCCCGCATGCCAATAGTGACAAACCGCGCGGGCTAGCAACAGACGCACAGCTACGACTACTTAACGCAATGCTCACCGAGCGCGGCCTACCAGCGCCCCCCGCTGGTATCACGTTTACCGAAGCCAGCGAAGAAATAGGACGCCTAAAGACAATACCGAAGGCTAAGTAATGGCACTAGTGGCGTGGTACCTACTGCTAATCTCAATCGGCGTAGCAATAATTCAGGGCATACGCAAACCCTAAAAACCTATAAACGCAGAGACCTACACCGTTTGCATGGTGACCGGGTAACACACGGTAAGCGTGGGTAGACAAGCGCGCCCCATTTCATAGCTAAACAGCACGACCGCATGGCGTGGGTGTAAGACGTTTGAGCAGAGTAACTATGGCGTCGTGAACCGCGACAATAAAGCAAAGGTCGGGAGTGTGGCTAGGTGGCACCCACACGGGAAGGTATACCCGTACTAGGCTCGCTCACAAACTAAACAACCCGATAGGCCCATATGACTACCCGACACGTTAAACAAACCCCACACGATCTACACGCGTACAGCTCGAGAGCAACCGCAGCGAAGCAAGGGCGGTAGCAATGCCACGCCAACACACAACACAAGACAAAGCGTATGCAGCAGCGCGTAGAGAACTACTAGCCGATAACCCGCTATGTAATTGGGGCTGTGGTCGAATGGCAACCGAGGCCGATCACGTTGTGCCCTACGTGCTTGGGGGTAGTAATGATATTTCTAATTTGGTCCCAAGTTGTAAGCCATGTAATGCGTCGCGCGGCGCAACTTTAGGCAACCAGCTACGCAAGGGTAGGCATGAGGCAATAGCAGCAGCCCAAGAACAACCACAAAGAGTGGTCAAGCGCAAGCGCACAAACGACAACAGTTATGTAACTAATAATAATAGCCCCGCAAACCCAAACCCTGTAACAAGTTTTTTTACGGACGAAAACCCTCCTGCC